TTACTCACAAGTCGGGAAGACAATGTACTATGGTGGTTGGGACCGCATGCTCAAAAAGTGCTCCCGTTTCTCCGCTAATGGCATTGGGTGTGGTGATGTGCAGGGTTGTGATGTCTCTCAACAAGAGCTCACTTTTCAGCATTATCGGACTTTCTTTAAGTCCCGTGCTGATGTTTCTCAGCACGTTGCCATTGATCGTATTTTCGATCTAGCCCAAAACTCACTCATCGTGACTTCTGATGGTACAGTCTACCAGAAGTTTGGTTCCAATCCCACAGGATGGTTTCTCACAATCATCGTGAACACGTTGTGTGTAGTTTCACTGCTTTTGGCGTGGTATCGTCGCCAATGTATTGAAAATGGCATTCTCACTCAAGGCCACACTGTGACCGAGTTTGTCGATGAGGCGTTGTGCAACTTCGCCTCAATCAATATTGGTGATGATTGGGCCTGTTCATGCGCTCATCCCACCATTGACGTGCGCACTCAAACTGCGTACTTTGCTACACTAAACTTCAAAGCCCATGAAGTCTCAGTTGTTCATCGCCCCGAGGACGTTTCGTTCTGCGGGGCTTCACGCTCAGTTGTTCTAAACGGCCATTATCTTCGAATCCCTCGTCTGGATAAGATGATGTGCCGTCTCCGTTACTCGGAGAAGACTACTCCCGCTCTCGTTTGGGAGAAAGCGTGTGGCATTCTGCTCGTTGTCTGGCCTTCGAAACCACATCGAGACTTTGTCAATGCCTTTTTGGACTATCTCAAGGGTCGCTTTGGCGGCGCTGTCAATCTGAATAGTCGCTTGTCCAATCAAAGCATCTACCGCCTCTACACTGGGGTTGAGTGTGCGGATGAGCTGCTTGCCGGCACTCAGATTAGATTGTTAGAGCGGTGGGCCCATGAGTACTAGCCGCTTATAACCGTCTTTTAGACAGTTTTCCTCAATGCCAGTCGCAATCAAGAAGTCTAAGTCGCATGCCGCCAAGAGCGCCAAGTCGACCCCTGCTAAGTCTCAGGGCAAACAAAAGACCAAGTCGAGCTCCAAGAGTTCGCAAAAGACCTCAACGATCATTCAGCGGGCGACGCCTGCTGCGGTTAACATGGGTGTGCGCATTCCGCCCCTACGCGTTGAGGACCTCGGGGGTGGCCGTTGTCGGATTCACTGCACCGTGCTGGCTACCACACTTGCCAGTGGTGCCTCGGATGTCCCGGGCACTGTGCTGTTCGAACAAGCACTTACGCCGCAAATTGGCTTTCCCTCCCACCTGGCAGTGTTCGCTCAGATGTTCGAGAAGTATCGCTTCGTTAGCGTTATTTTTCGCTACGTCCCGGTGTGTTCTTCAACAACAGTTGGCAACGTTCTGGCGTGGGTCAATCCGGACCCTGATGAGGTTATTGTCACCGGCCAAGCTGGTGTATCAGCAGCG